ATTTCCTTCAACTCTTCTTGTACAATTTCGGAATCAAAAAACTCTGACATCTCACGTCTTTTTTCAAATATTTAGAGTGGCAACTTAGCTCTGGTAGTTTTCTTCATGAAATTGAGTTCAATCGCATCTCGTTTCAATTTCTCTTTAAGAGGTTTTGAAATGAGCTTTGGAATCGTGTCGATCTCAATCGTATTGATCTCGCAGTACATAACGATAGCATCAATATAGTTGATACGATTCTCTTTCACAATCTTCTCGATTGCAACAGCAAACTTCTCTGGAGTTAGAAATTTTTTGGCAATCTCTGCCTGTAATTCATTATCCATAGTTGGAAAGATTATGTTCAACAAAGTTTCTGATGTATCGAGATAGCATTCTAATGTATTTTTCCTTGTCATATTCCTCATAAACAATGCATTCTCCGTCTTCGCAAGCCATAAGAATGACAAACTTCTTGACGGGTATATTAGTTAACTCGTAAAACATGCAGGCATAACCTGCACATTGAACGAAGTAGTGATCAATCCACTCTCTTTTTTTAGGTTTAGATGATGTTTTAAAGTCAATTACTGCGAGTTCACCATCAAACTCTGCGATACAATCAACTGTACCAGCAACACCAAGAACGTCACTGTAAAGAGCAGACTCTAGGCAGTAGATGTTATCAATTCTGTCTAGAGTGCTCTTCGAGATGTTAAACAGTAAATTAGAAATTGGTTGCACTGCTGGCCGCTCTTCCTCATTCTTCAGATATGACTCCACAAGGGAGTGCATATCCGTTCCGCGACTTGTAGCTCTCACTGTAATCTTGTTTGCTTCTTCTTCACCAACCTTATTTCGCCAAGAGGCAAACTTAGGTGCAGTAATAAATGATGTAATCGTTGTAATAGAGATGAATAATTTCTCTAAATCATCGATTTTATAGAAGCGTTTTCCCTCGATCGTTGTGCGCGTAATATTAGGAAGATCGATGTGATTGTGTTTGAACATTAAAGACCCATAGCAATTTTATGAACCAGATACTCTTTAACGAGTCCAGATCTCACAATGTCATCAACACCAAACTCAATCAGATCGAATGAAGCCATTTGCTGAATGATACGGACGAAATCTAGAATCCCATTCTTCTCATGTGTTTTTACAAGATCAGATTGAGAAGCATCGCCGCAGAACATAATCTTAGCATTTTCACCTACTCGTGTAATTATACTATCAAGTTCGTGAAAATTCAAGTTTTGACATTCATCAACGATAATAATTGCATCGTCAATAGTTGTTCCTCGGATAAAAGAAGTAGACCAGAAAGAAATAGTTTCTTGCTGCTTGAGATTGCCATAAAGCATCTCAAAATCAGAATCAGAAGGCATCTCGAACATGTATTTAACCATGTTCTTATAAGGAATCTGATACAGTGAAGATTTGTCTTCGTGGTCTCCAGGAAGGAATCCGATCTCTCTAGTAGAAACCAGAGAGCGAACAATGTAAATTTTATTATATGGAGTGTCCTCGCTCAGAACTTCTTTCAGTGCGTTGTAGAGAACAACGAACGTCTTACCAGTTCCTGCAGCTCCATAAGCAAAAATGTGCTTACCTTTGCTATATGAATCAAACAATTTGATTTGATTCTCGGTCAACGGATTAATATCCGTAAGTAAATCCGCGTTAAGCGGCTTCTTCCTCTTAAGTTGTTTTGCAGTGAGACCTACGCCAACATTGCTGGCCGATGACTTTCTTCTTGGCATAAAAGATTTAGATTTTTTTTACTCGGGATCCAGGAGCCGAAGCGGCTTTTGCTAGAACATCGTTCCAACCAGGGTTTTTAGCAACGAGTCTATCTCGCCACTCCCCAACCTCACCAGGCGAGGGGCAAGTTGAGGGGTCAGACCAATCTCTAGTCCAATCTGGATTCTCTTTTTTCCACTGATCCCAGTCGTGGACGCTCATCTCCACTTCTTTCTGTTCACCAGTGACAGTGTTAATAACAGGGTATGTTGCCATCAATTCCACTCCAAAGCTTTGGCACAAGTCGGAAACTGCTCAACAAAGATTTCTTTGCACTTGTTTGCAATGTCCATATGTTCTTTCTGCGTTCCATTTGCAGACCTTAAAGATATATAGTGAATCCAAGACCGAACACTTCCGGTCATGTAGATACGGGTAGGTGTTGCAAGAGGAAGAACCATTCTAGCACACTCTTTAGCTACACCCATATCCAACAGATATCGATATACGTCTTGAGAATCAGCAAATAATTGGCGAATTGCCTTATTCATTTGATGCACTTGCTCTTCATCAAGATCATCGATAGAGTTCTGACGATTCTTAGTATCTTGGCGACGAAGTTCGGGAAGAGGAATCTCACTCGATAACAGACCAGTATCCGCATAACGTTGAGAAAACTCTTGATATGTGAATGAACGATGTCGCAGAATTTGAGCAGCAATGGCCCTAGAAGTCTCAATCTCCAGTGTCATATGTGCCTGTTCAAATACGCTCCAATGATTATGTTTGATACAGTAAGAAAGAAGTTTAGAATATTCGGGATTTTCTTGATTGCTTGGGTTGCTTACCCTCGCAACATACCCCATCATCGGTTCAGCATCCGGAGTTACACTCACCAGTTTCACATTCTCTAACACACTGTTCTCTCCCATTAGATCTCCTTACTATTTTAGCACAAAACATTAATTATAGCAAAAAAGGGGCATTAGCCCCTCCTGTTATAGATTGGTTTGAAAGATATCATACTCTCGAACCAATCTCGCAAGTGTACTCGATAACAAGACCAATACTTACAACCCCTATAAGTTAGTTGATAGCAAGCAGGTGGTCTGCTATCTTTATCCATATCATCATAGTGATATGTATATTGTTCCACTACTTTGCACCAACAAGTTGAGCTAGTTGTGCTTTGTAACGGCGTTCTTCTTTCTGCTTCTTCTCTTTAATGAGTTGAAGAACATTCAGTTTTTGCATCACTTGTGCCCCTCTTTTACAAACTTGACGCCACGATAGACTTCGTTTTGCTGTTGGGGTTGTTGCATCATTTGCTGTTGATACTCCAGACGCTTCTGGGTATCATACTCGATGCCGCGATAAACTACTTTCGACATTGGTTTTCTCCTAAAGAAATGAGATGGTTAGTCCCGTTCCTTCAGTCGGCTTTTGCGTCTACAAAACAACCTTTCTTTGTGACCTGTTTAATTTCATAAACAAGGTCATTCTTTTGTTGGGCATCAATAATTTGACTAGAATTAATTCTAGATACCATTAATTGTGCCTGTAAGCAAGTTAAGAAGAGTTGTTCCATAGATGAACGATCCGTTCCGAGTCGGCTTACTTGCGTCCCATACTGGGATGAACGACAAGACTATTATAGTCCTACTCCTCTATATAGTCAAGTTTTTTTGTAACTTATGTTACAAATTTACAGGAATTCCAAACCCTTCTTCTAGTTCGTAGATCTTTCTATCCACGATCTTATATTGACCAGGGGGAAGACCAATCTGGCCAGGCAGTTGCTTATCCATCGCTGAGGTTACGTCAATAACCTGATCCAGGATAAACTTCTGCTTTCTATAAGTTCTTTCTGTAGGAAACAACTCACAAAGCATTCTGGCGTCTTTTTCCTCACCACAGTGAGCGATTGTTCTACCAGTTCTATGCTCTACTACTACCCAATAATCATTCATAATAAAACCTCAAAATTACTTTTTCTTGCTGTTACCCCAGTTGTCAGCACCTTTTTTACGACACTGAACCAAAGCACCAGAGGCATAGGCAGAAGGCCATACCTTGAAGCGACGCTTTACTTTCTTATAGCAGGCATCCTTCTCACCTGCTGCTTCATTGGTAACATAATCAGCAGCAGTGTCAATATAATCTGCGGCTTTGGTAATCTTGGATTGAACCCAAGCTTCTAAACTCCCTTCACCTTTTTTACCCATTTTTTTCTGAAGACGTTTTGCAGCATTTTGAAGCGTTTTTAACTCAGAACGTGCCATGGAGTATTCGTGATCTTTTTCGGCCTCTTCTCCCATGGGTTTTACATAATTTTTATTAGGCCCAGGTTTCGCCGCAGATCCACCCATAGGTGCTCTTTTGGGTTTCTTGGTTTCTTCTTCCTCATGCTCACATCCACACTCCTCATACTGATATTCTTCGGGGAAAGGATTACCTACAGTATGCCCACTCTTCTTAGTGGCCTTATCATGGAGTTTAATGCTGCCCATCTGACTCTTAGCATAGTCTGCAGCGGTCTTCTTGGCGTTTAAACCAGGACTATGACTCTTTACCCCAGGACGCTTGGACTCGCGCTCACGCTCCGTCCGGCGCTCTCTGGCGAGTTCTCTGCGGTATTCGCGATCCATCGCTTCTACCAAGAATGATTTGAATGATTTCATTTCTTTTTCCCCTGCTTTTTCTCAGTAGCAACGTTAATCGGTTTTCCTCTACGGTTAGGATTTTTATCCTTAATGTTTTTTCTTCTGAATGCACTTTCCTCTTCCTTGTCGGAGAGGTCTGCTTTCATTTTACTTGAACCGCACTTTGGTTTGGTTGTTTGTCCTGGTTGCTTTGCACAGGGTTTCCCTGCATATTTGCCGCCCAGTTGAACCCAACCAGGCTTGCCATCAGAAGAGCGACTCTTAGCAAACCAGTCATGCAAAGAAGAATCACCACTCTTGTTCGCTTCAATTATAAAATCCCTAAATGATTTCATTTTAATCCAGCCACCCTATCAAT